TTGTTTTGAATCTGCCATGGCCGAAGGCAACCGAATGGTTGCAGCCGGCGAATGCGATGCCTTCAATGTGGGCATGAACTCAGGCGCCGCTGCTGGTCAAACTGTAATGTATCCGCATGTGCATTTGATCCCCAGACGCACAGGCGACTGTGAGGATCCTGTGGGCGGTGTGCGTGGTGTTATTGCAGGCCAGGCCAACTACAAGCAATCCGGCTATCAACAGCCGGCATAAGTAATGATCAAGCGGTCTTGGTGTCACTCCCGCTTTACAAACTCTGCCACCTATGCTATAATTACATAGGAGAAAAACATGGCAAACTCATCAGTCGACTTAATCCGTCATTTAGAAGAAAACTTACAAAACACTAGACCAGTGAACTACAGGTACACCAGCACCAAAGAGTATCACGACTCTTTTCCTTGCGCTTATCGTCAATGGCGTGCTGATAGTCACTGTAATCTAATACACGGCTACAGCTTCAACATGAAGTTTTACTTTGGCACCAATGATCTGGATGCTCGCAACTGGGCTGCTGACTACGGCGGTCTCAAAGAACTTAAAGGTGTATTGGAAAGTCAATTTGATCACACCTTGCTGGTGGCCGAAGACGATCCTGAACTGGCCTTTTACAAAGAGATGGAACGGCGCAAATTGGCCAAACTAACAATTCTACCCAAACTGGGCTGTGAAGGTCTAGCTGATCAGTTGTACAAATATGTGAATGGGGTTTACATTCCGGACATGTGGGGTCAAGCTGAGTCCAAACGCCTGTGGTGTTATCGGGTAGAAGTGCGAGAAACACAAAGTAACATGGCTTTTCGCGAAGGTCACCGTGAGTGGAACGAGGACTTGTTTGCGTGAGAAAACTAGTAACCGGTGCAGAAGTTCCTGAACTGGACAAGGTAGTGACACTCACAGTCGAAACCAAGTGTCCTGCCAAGTGGATGTTGTTTGACATGGAAACTGGAGAAATGTATTCTCCATATGATACTCCTGGAAAACTGCAATGGAAAAAAGTTGATCAAGATCAACATCCAGTGCTGAAACTTTTAGAGATTTATTCAAATGAAAAAATATAACATAGCAATCTTGCTGCCTACTCGTGGCAGAACACATGCCTTGGATCGCAGTGTGCGCACCTTGATCAGCAACGCACATGACATAAAGAATGTACAGATCATGTTTGGGTTTGATCGAGACGACACAGTGGGACTTGATCATTTTCGAACTAGTCTCCAGCCCGAACTGGATCAGCAGGGTGTGGACTACGTGGCTGTGCAGTTTAACCCCCTGGGCTACATCAACATCAATCGTTATGGCAATATCCTGGCTGAACATGCTGACGCAGACTGGTACATGTTCTGGAACGACGATGCTATTATGGAGACGGCTGAGTGGGACAGAATGATCGGCGAACGCACTGGTGAGTTTCGACTGTTGGCAGTGCACACTCACAATGATCACCCTTACAGCATTTTTCCCATTGTGCCTGCAGAGTGGATGGACATTCTTGGCCACCTGAGTCCGCATCAGATGATTGATGCTTGGTTGAGTCAACAGGCCTACATGTTGGACATCATGGACCGGCTAGAGATCTATGTCACGCACGATCGTCATGATCTCACTGGCAACAATGCTGATGCAACATTTCGTGGTCGAACAGCACTAGAAGGCCGTCCTTATGATCCCATGGATTTTCATCATATCTCCAACACTCAGCGTCGTATGGTAGAATGTGAAAAACTTGCAGTTTACATGCGATCTATGGGCACGGATACTGCCTGGTGGAATAGTGTCAAAGCTGGTACACAAGATCCCTGGGTCAAACTCAAAGAATTTGATACCAATCATCAGATGGTACAGTTAAACATGAAAGTTGATTCCGGCGGCCAAGTAAATTATACTCCTGACAAATGACTCAGAAAATTCACAGTCAAAGCCAACCGGGCACTTTGTTAGCATGTGTGATGTCAGCCGTTGACGCTGCAGGTCGCACGGATGCAGCGGATGCAGAAGAAATATTACAAGCCAGTATGATGCGATTACCCACCGGCAAAACTATTGCTCCGCACTGTCATCTGCCACAGGTGCGAACTACCACGGGCACCTGTGAAGCCTGGGTTGTGGTTTCAGGTCGTTTGATAGCACAGGTGTTTGATCTTGACCAGTCAATGGTTGCAACTGTGGGGTTGACTGCAGGTGACTGTATGATCTTGTATCGCGGTGGGCACAACTTCACAGTGGTATCTGCAGATGCTGTGATGTACGAAATCAAGAACGGCCCCTACAACGGGCCTGAATCAGACTCGAAAAAAATTCAATGAAAACACTGGTATTTGGATCCACAGGTGGCATTGGTTCCTGTGTGAGTCGTCAATTGACTCAACAAGGACATCAAGTTGTGAATGTCACTCGTGCTGAATTAGAATGTAGCAATGACCTTTTAGAACAACAAATCTCAGATGTTATTGCCCAAACAAAACCAGACTGGATATTCAACTGTATTGGTACGTTGGGCACCAATCAAAGCACGTACCGAGAAGTATTTGATGCCAACTTTGGTAGTGCCTGGGCCATTGTGCAACACTATATTGCCCACCCCGATCAAGCAGTCAAAATTGTACTAACCGGAAGTGCTGTACACAACCAACCTCGTCGCAACCTGGTACTGTATGCTGCCAGCAAATCAGCCCTGCACAACATGTGGCAAAGCACTGAAGACATATTTGCCGGAACCAATGTACACATTGCCTTGATACATCCTCCCAGAGTCAACACACCAATGTTGAATGGTAGACCAGGTGCCAGTTTGGAGCCAGAATACATGGCTCAGGTCATGATAGATTTGACACGCACAATGAAAAGTCGTACACTACTAGAACTAGGAACTTAACAATGAAAACAGCATTTATTACAGGCATTGCAGGACAAGACGGCAGTTATTTGGCCGAACATCTGCTGGAACAGGGCTACAGAGTCACTGGCATCATTCGACGTAATTCAACTGTGGAGCATCAAAAGGATCGCATTGGCAATCTGCCAGTGGAAGTGGAATACGGTGACCTAACTGATCAAAGCAGTCTGGAACGTGCACTGCGACTGTATCAGCCGGATGAAATCTACAACCTGGGTGCACAAAGTCATGTGCGTATCAGCAGCGACATTCCACAGTTTACCGCACAGGTCAATGCATTGGGAGTGATCAACATGTTGGAAGCCTATCGTACTGTGGTTCCTGAAGCTAGATTTTATCAAGCTAGCAGCAGCGAGATGTTTGGATCCAGTGTGGATGCTGATAACTATCAGCGTGAGACCACTCCCATGAGACCGGTGAGCCCATATGGTTGTACCAAGGTGTTTGCCTACAACATGGTACATCACTATCGCAAAGCCTACCAGTTGCATGCGTCAAATGGTATCTTGTTCAATCACGAAAGCCCGCGACGTGGCTCAAATTTTGTGACCAACAAAGTGGTCAAGGGTGCTGTGGAGATTGCTCTGGGCCTGAACAATCAGTTGGAGATGGGCAATATGGACAGCTATCGTGACTGGGGTCACAGCTATGATTATGTGCGAGCCATGCACCTGATTACACAACAAGACCAACCTGACGACTTTGTGGTGTCCACTGGCATCACTAGATCTGTGCGAGACATGTGTGAATATGTATTTGGAAAACTGGGATTGAATTATCAAGACCATGTGATTCAGAATCCTAAATACCTTCGCCCTGAAGAACTGCCTTACTTGCGTGGAGACAACACCAAGATTGTCAAGCAACTGGGATGGCAACTCACATACACATTTGAAGCACTCATGGACGAAATGATTGAGCACTGGCAACATATCTACAACTGCTAACAACGCAACGATTAACATGAAAAGATTATTTACATTTGGGTGCAGTTATACCAATTATCAATGGAGCACCTGGGCAGACTGTTTGGCTCCAGAGTTTGATTATTTTGAAAATTGGGGTCAGAGTGGCGCCGGCAATCACTTTATCTTTAATTCTGTAATGGAGGCGGACCAACGTCATAATTTTGGGTCTGGGGATACTGTGATAGTGTGTTGGAGTACTTTTACAAGAGAAGACAAGTATGTACAGAGGCGTTGGCACACACTGGGCAACATGTTTAATTGTTCAACATACAATCCTGAATATCTCAAGACTCATATTGACGAAAGAGGTTGTGTAATACGTGATCTTGCATATATCAAAGCAGTAAAAACATTGTTAGAATCCAAACCTCAGTTGAATTGGCGATTCATTAGTTTAGCCAATCTCAAAGCTGGTTTTCAATGCGAAAGTGAGCCGGGCGAACTCGAAGACGTCGTGGCGGTGTATGCTGATGTTCTTGAATCAGTATTGCCCAGTTATCAAGATATGCACAATAAAAAAGTGATATTCCCAGGAACCTGTTGGCCGGTGGAGGCATCCAGATTTGATATGTTTTTAGATTCTAGAGCGGAAGATCCACATCCTACTCCCGAAGAGCATCTGGCTTATCTAGATGCAGTGTTGCCTGGTTGGGTGACAAAAGAATCGACTCGTGTTAAAATGCATGAGGAAAGTATTAATTTAACAAAAAATCTCAAGCAAAGAGCAATCTCAAAGGTAACAAGACTATGAAACTCAAAGTAAGCGAACTATTTTATTCAGCACAAGGCGAAGGCCGCTATGTAGGCGTTCCTTCAGTATTTCTACGCACATTTGGTTGCAACTTTACATGCTCGGGATTTGGCTGCAAGCCTGGAGTGAAATCCACAGAAGCAGACGAAGTGGCCAAGAAGGTCGAGCTGTACAAGACTTTTGAAGAACTACCCTTGGTCACAACTGGCTGCGACAGCTATGCGTCATGGCACCCAGATTTCAAACATCTCAGTCCCACATACACAGCACAAGAACTAGCAGACCGCATGACTGAACTGCTGCCCAATGGTGTATGGCAACAGCCCAACGGCAATCCTGTGCACTTGGTGATCACAGGCGGAGAACCCTTGCTGGGTTGGCAACGTGCCTATCCTGAACTGTTGGATATTCTAGCCGAACGTGGTCTGCGGCACATCACATTTGAAACCAACGGTACCCAGGAACTCACTAGAGATTTCAAGCATTATCTAATCAACTGGTTTGGCGAAATCACTTTCAGCGTCAGTCCCAAGCTGAGTGTGAGTGGTGAAGCTTGGTCGGATGCTATCCGGCCTGATGTGGTCTGGGACTATGAATCCTACGGTGTGACCTATCTCAAGTTTGTGGTAGAAAAGCCTGCGGACTTTGACGAACTGGATCGTGCTGTGGCCGAATATCGCAGTCGTGAATTTGCAGGCCCTGTGTTTGTGATGCCCGTGGGCGGTGTGGTGTCAGTGTACAACGGCAACAGAATCAACGTGGCCGACGAAGCACTCAAACGTGGCTACTGGTACAGTCCACGATTGCATGTGGATATCTGGGGCAATGGCTGGGGGAAATAAATGTTCAACAAAATCAAAAAGTGGCTTGGCAATGACCAGCCTGCAGCAGATGGTCCGGTGCCCCCAAAGCCTAAACTTAAGGCACCAAAAGCCAAGCCTCCTGCCAAGAATGAGAAAGAGCTTGCAACTGAAAAAGGCGAACCCTATGTGGCTGTGTTACGCATGGATGTGGATCCCGAAAACTTACACCAAGGTGCGTTTGAACTGGACTGGAACGAAATCTTTATTGCTCGCTTGGTCAAAGCTGGCTACATGATCAAGAAAGACGACACTGACGCAGAAATTGTGGATCGCTGGTTTCAGAACGTGTGCCGCCATGTTGTGATGGAAACTTGGGAACAAGAACAGGCCATGAACAAGTCTGGCATCTGGGTGCGCAGCACCGACATCGGCAACGGACGCAGCGAAGTATCATGATTTTCAATCACATCAAACAGCTCAAGGCAGAAGGTAAACGAATTGGCATCACTTTCTCAACTTTTGACATGTTGCATGCAGGTCATATTGCCATGCTATCTGAAGCCAAGAACCACTGCGACTATTTGATATGCGGCCTGCAAACTGACCCCACAATTGACAGACCTGAAACCAAGAACACACCTATACAAAGCATTGTGGAACGACAGATTCAGTTGGCAGCTTGTCGCTATGTGGATGAAGTTGTGGTTTATCAAACCGAACAAGATCTTGTTGACCTCTTGCTAATCCTACCATTGGATGTTCGTGTGCTTGGTGTAGAATATCAAGATAAAGAATTTAGTGGCAAGCATGAATGCTATCAACGCAACATCGAACTGGTGTTCAATGACAGGGATCATTCATTCTCTAGTTCAAGCCTGCGTCGACGTGTGGCCGCAGCCGAAAGCCACAAGGCGCTGTCACAGAAATGATATTGTATGTGAATGGTGATAGCCATGCGGCTGCTGCTGAATGTGTAAATTCTCATGCCTGGGCCTGTGACGATGGCCTGTATTGGGGTCTGGGACAACAGCCTCATCCTGACAACGAGCGTGTGAGCTTTGGATGCGAGCTAGCCAATTGGATGAACGCCATACTGTATCTTGATGCACAGGCTGGAGGTTCCAACGCTCGTATCATGCGTACCACTCGAGACTGGATACAAACACAAACAGCAGAAATTCTCAAAGACACATTCATGGTTCTACAGTGGAGCACCTGGGAGCGACAAGAATGGTTGATCAATGGTCAATACCATCAAGTCAATGCATCGGGTATTGATCATGTGCCTCCAGAATATCAACAACGGTATCAGGAGTTTGTGACCAACATTGACTGGGCACAATGCCAATCGCAAGCACACAATGACATCTATCAGTTTCATCTATACCTACAGGATCAAGGCATTGCACACGTGATGTTCAATGGCAACAGCCATTTTGAGGCACAACCAAAGTACTACAACTGGCACAGTTGTTACATGGATCCTTACAATCCTGCCCAGACGTTTGATGGTGTGCTGCGAAATCACGGCTTTCAAACAGTAAACCCACACAGTTGGCATTTTGGGCCGGATGCCCATTGCTTTTGGGCTGAACATGTGCTACAATACATCAAGACCCACAAACTTCTGAACACATGAAATACCTTCTAATTGATACCAGTAACATGTTTTTTCGTGCACGGCATCAAGCACACCGTGCCAGCGACACCTGGACCAAACTGGGTTTTGCCCTGCACTTGACTTTTATGAGCGCCAACAAGGTTGCTCGTGATCTTGGAGCAGACCACGTGGTGTTTGCACTGGAAGGTCGATCGTGGCGCAAAGATGTGTACAAACCCTACAAGGCCAATCGTGCTGTGGCACGTGGTGCCATGACTGAGACTGAATCTGAAGAAGACAAGATGTTTTGGGAGACTTATGAATTGCTGACTCAATATCTCTCGGCCAAGACCAATTGCAGTGTGATCCGCTGTGCCACTGCCGAAGCAGATGATGTGATTGCTCGCTGGATCGCACTGCATCCACAAGACCAACATGTGATTGTGAGTTCAGACTCAGATTTTGTGCAAATGATTGCGCCCAATGTCAAACTCTACAACGGCATCAATGAACACTTGTTTGCTGTGGATGGTGTCACAGACAATCGTGGTCGCAGCTTGGCATTCACTGTTGAAAGCAACAGTAAAATCAAAGTAGGCAAGCCTGACCCCAAGTTTGTAGCACCTGCAGACTATCAGCATTGGGCACTGTTCATGAAATGTATGCGTGGCGACTCTGGTGACAATGTGTTTTCGGCCTATCCCGGTGTGCGAGTAAAGGGCACCAAGAATCAAGTGGGCTTGACCGAAGCATTTGAGGATCGTAATCGCCGTGGATATTCTTGGAACAACATGATGTTGCAACGTTGGTCTGATCACGAGAAAGTAGAACACCGAGTTCTAGACGACTACGAACGCAACCGCACCCTGATTGATCTCACAGCACAGCCCGAAGATGTCAAGGCTGCAGTAGATGTTGCCATTTGCGAACAAGTCAGCCACAAAGATGTAGGCATGGTAGGAGCACACTTTTTAAAATTCTGTGGCAAGTACGATCTTGTCAAACTCAGCGATCATGCGGATGCCATGGGTCGTTGGTTGAACTCAACATATCAAGGAGTATTAAAATGATCGAAGCAAAACCAGTTATTCCCGACAGATACTGGATCCTTAAACAGGACAACCGCAAGATTGGACAAATTGAAGCAGATGAATCTGGAGTCACTGTGAAGATACAGAACCGTGTGGCTGGCTACAAAACCATCCGGATGGCCAGTCGCGAAGCCAACATTGAATTTACCAAGTTGTCCAGTGTCAAGCCAGCCACCAACCAAGTGCATGGGTTCGAAGTTACTGGACGTGTGTACAATCCTGTATGGGATGTGAAACACCGATTGCCGTTGTTTACTCGCGACACCAAAAGCAAAAGCTGGTACGCTGCTGGTTGGTACATGGTCAAACAACACCGTGCCTGGAAGGCTGTGCAGAACCCCAAACTAATTACCTTGCAACGTTATCAGTATCAAGGTCCATTTCATACACAACAACAAGCAGAGATAAATGGTAGCTAATCTTGTAACGATTGGTGATAGTTGGCCAGCCGGCGCTGAATTAAAAAATCCTAAGTTATTATCTTTTCCGGCACTGATTGGTGAACGGTTGCATATTAAATCTATAAATTTAGCTGTGCCAGCCACCAGTGCAGATCAAGCATTGTACACGTTGATAAATGCATCGTTGCCAATTTGTAACAATACGTTGGTTCTTTTTTGTTTAACTGGCATCTCAAGATCAATGAATATTAAAGATGACAGACCCAAAGAGATACACCCCACATCAAATACACCAGCTTCCAAAGCATATTACAAATTCATCCACAGCAATCAACTTGATAAGTTTAATCGAATAAGAAATATATTGGCCGCACAATATTTTTGTCAAAAAGTAGGATGCAAAATTTTATTTGTCAATAACTGGGATCAAACCCCCAGGCATCACACTGTTGACGAATCATTGTTTTATACTAAGACACTAACTGAAATATTAAATCTCAAGCATGATGATTCAGAATTTGATAATAATATGTCTAAACATGAATATATAACACCTAACCTGTGCCATCCAAATGTCAACGGACACTCTATAATTGCAGAAGAACTCAGTAATTGGATAAAGGAAAAATTAAATGAACCCGTTTAGAGATCAAGAAAAGTTTATGCGAGCATGCGATCAAAAAACTGATGCGTATGCAATTTCTCAGTACAAGATGTATCTGAATCTAATAGACGAAGAACATGCTGAACTCAAACAAGCAGTTGCAGACAATGACATGACTGAACAGTTGGATGCCTTGATCGATATCCTGGTGGTCACAATTGGTGCTATCCACAGTGCTGGATTTGACGGTGAAGGTGCATGGAAGGAAGTCATGAGCACAAACTTTGCCAAGATTGATCGAGAAACAGGCAAGGTTCGCAAGCGTGAAGATGGCAAGGTACTCAAGCCTGTGGGTTGGAAAGCACCTGAACTTGCGCCGTTCTTGAAAAAGTAATATTGAACATGAGCCTACACATCAATCGCTTTGTGGATTCAATCAAGGCACACGAAGCACGTGGACAACGTGATTTCACAATGAGTCTGCGTGACGCCAAAGATTTACATGCTGACATTACCAAACTGTTGCTGACTTTGAATACCATGCGAGAACAGCACACACAAGACAGCCAAGTGATTGAACTACAGATCACTGGCGGAGACTTTAAAAACTCCTAGTTTATGGCATAAATAATGCTAGGAGCAAATCATGTCGAGACCCAAACCCACAGTTCTTATCGAACACACTGATCGTCACACTTACAAAACTGAACAAGTGCTGGCGAGTGAGGGTGTGTGGGCAGTGTTTTACAACTCTAAACCCATCAACCTCAAGACTGGCAACATGCTGACTCAGTATCCCGGTCCCAAGTACAAAAAGGTCTCTTTCTCCAATCCAGGACATGCCAAAAACTTGGCCCTCAAACTCAACACACAGTTCAAGACCGACAAGTTCACTGTGGTATTGCTAACTCAAGGAACTCAGATATATCCATGATTCGAATATACACACATCAAAATCAGAACAGGCTGGTCCGGCCCAAGCCGCTTAGTATTCATGAATTGCACAGAAATTTGTTGTATCCTGCAGCTGATCATACAAACACCAAACTATGGGAAACTGAACATTTTATCAACACACTAAAAAAACTGCCCCATAGCGACAAACATTTTGAATTCTGTAATTGGGACAAAGACATCCCGATCAGTCGTCAAGGATATTATCTGTTGCACTATGGATCCAGTCGAGAAATCCAGGACAATCTAGGATTTATTTTTTTGCCTCCTGAAGTACGGGATCAAATCAATGACGGTACATTGACGTTGTTGGTGGCATTTGTTTTTGAAACATTTGACAATAATATTTCAATTGCAAGCTGGCAAAGTAAGTTTTGTCTTTTGCTGTCTGCGTTGGGCATAACTCGGCCAAATTCTGTCAAGGTGTTGCTTGGTGCAAACAGCAAAGTCATGCATGAACATTGCGACTGGCGGGTGGCCTGGATTTATTATCCTTGGTTTGAAGCATCATTGCAAGCAGAGGCTCAATCTTATTACAAAGATATTGATCAGCTGCCTAAATACAGCCCGGCCGCATCTAAAAAATATAAATTTTTAAGTCTTAATCTTAATCCAAGATCACATCGCTTGATAATGACTTCTATGCTGGAATTCCTTGATGTGGTAAAATATGGATATGTTTCTTGGTCAGGTACCAATAATAGGCTTTTGCCCGAAACTAGTCATTTGAACTTGTTCTCAACTGGTATCAAACAAAACAGCGCTTTTGAACAATTCATGATGTTGAATCATCGGCTGACCGGCACCTATCACAACAGCACTGCGGATACTGATACCGGGCAGACTGCTCCAACCTGGATGTCATCTATGCCGTTGTATCAGCAGGCAGAGTTTGAATTAATCAACGAAACTCATCATCAAAATATTGGTGATTTGATTTTCTTGACCGAAAAAACATTTCGTGCTTTGTTTGCTGGCATTCCGTTTTTGTTGTTTGGCAACCCCGGAAGCCTGGCCCTGCTGCATCAATTGGGATACAAAACATTTCCTAAAGTTTTTGATGAGTACTACGATGAAATTTATGCACCCATGAGATCTGTAGAATTTGTTGCTGGCCAAGTGCACAAGGTATGTACTCATAGCCCTGGTTGGTCTAACATGTTGTACCATCAAGAAACAACAGACATTGTGAATTTTAATCAAAAGCATTTTTGGACAAAGATGCATGCTCCTGAAATATGGAAAGCTATTATTCACAGCAACAACTAACACCAGGTGCGAGACCGGCCTAAACTCACACAAAGTTGGCTGGATCAACTGGATTCAGAGTTTCGTCCTGATCTTGACAGTGCCATGCGGCTGTGGTGGCGCAACATCAGAGACACAGGAGGCCTGGGCCTGAGTGATGTGGGATATGATTGGCTCACACAACAACTAAAATTGCCACACTGGCGCTATGTGATACCACATACCGGTGCCACCAGCATGAGCCTACAACGCCAATTCACACTGGACCGACACTGTCCCTGTGTGTATTGGTGCCATGGCAACAATCGACATTTTGAACTGGTGTTGTTTGACAGCCGTGAAGCTGTGGCATATCAGTTGTACGGCGATCTAGATCGATATCTTGATGCCCTGTCTCGCGATTGACCAAAAAAAACATAGCTAAAGTACACACCTGGTAGTACTACAAAAGTACTACTTTTTTCATGTGCAAAAAAGGTTGACTCAAAATGCCCGATTTGCTATAATATACACATGGACACAAAAAACACACCCCGTAAAAAACGATCAGATCGTACGCATGTGATTTACATGTTGCAATCTGGCGCGGATTTTTACATTGGCGTTACTGCCAAAACTGCCGGCACAGTGAACCGTAGTGTTCAGACTCGTTTCAACAAGCATGTGTATCGTAGCAGAACTGAAGACAAGAACTGGGCACTGTATGAGTGCATGCGCGAGCGCGGAGCAGACAGTTTTGCAGTGTTGATTGTTGACGCAGTGCGTGGCAAAAGCGCCGCTCATGCTCTGGAGCGTGAACTCATACGTGAGTATCAGCCCAACCTGAACAGCGATATTCGTGGGTGCTGATTCGGTTGACCCTTATTCACCAAAATGCTATAATATACACATAGACAGCAAAAAGGAGCCAGAATGTTTTATATCGTTGCTAAAGGTACTGGGTTAATTGTAACAGACGGTCCTAACAAGACTCGTGCATACAAAACTTTCCCTGCAGCTCACGCCACCCGCACTCGTCTTTGCCGCAAAGCAGGTTGGAGCGTGGACCAACTGCTCATTGTGAGCCGTGACACTTACCGGACTCCCAAGATGACAGTAAAGAATTTGATGAGCGGCGTACCGGTGGAAATTGATGCAGACACTCCTTGGTGTTGCAACCCTGCGTCAGAAACTTACTGGTCAATGTAAAACAGTTGACAGTAATCGCCAAAACCGTTATAATTAACACATCGCAACAAGGAGCCAGAAATGATCAAGCAATTTGTCCAAGTCAGTGCCCACAGAGACAGCAATAATTTTGCACATTGTAGCAATCTGAGTCTGATGGCTGATCGCGATATGAGCGCCCTACAGGCTCTGCACTACCTGCAGGTCATGGCCGATGACTATGCCCAGCGCGGATATGCCATTGAATGGATCCGCGAAGACTGGGATGCGGCCTACGAAGAAATGTACGGTGATCTGTTTGAGTCCCGTGCCGTGTTTAACTGAAACAGGAGTTGAAGAATGTACAATTTAATTCTGGTGCTGGCCACTGGTGTTACCACTGTTGGCAACTATGCAGACCTCACAGCATGCCAAGCAGAGCTGGCACAATTTCACAAGCAAAATATCACAGCGGCCTGCGTACAGCAACCCAGTGCCGAACAAAGCATGGCCAAGGCCATGGTCATGATGCAGAATTTTATCAAAAGCATGGAACAAAAATGACACTCAATGAAAAAATGAATCAACATATTGATCAGTTGATTGCTGAACTTGAACAAGCAAAACTCACTCGCACATATCTACAACGCAGTGCCGCAGTGCAGATGATTGCAGAAAAATGCAGCGACTACAATGAATACTGGACCGAACGTTTGTACAGTCTAGTAGATTAGTATTGACACAGGAACACTGTGGCTAAGTAATTGACTATGCAATTTTTACCTGAACTTGAACTGATCGACCGCCTGTGCATTGCACGAATCAAATATGAACGCACCTCCAGGGGCAATCAAGCTGAACTGGACTGGTACGAAGCACGGCACCAGGAACTGCAAGCACGATTGACCCAGAGCCAATGCATCACTCTGGAATATAACATTGCCGAGATAACCCGGATCCACAATCAGATCTGGGATCTGGAATGGCAGTTGAAATCTGGTGTGGAGCACCTGTTGGATCTGGCTGAAATTGGCCGGCGAGCCATTGCCATCCGCGACTGGAACAACAAGCGCATCACCTACAAGAACTCCATTGCTGAACTGTTTGGTCTAGAATTAAGAGAGATCAAAACAGATCATCTCAGCGATGTCGAACAACTGTTCAAAACCGTAGACACTAAATAACATTCCTGTTAGAATATAGTTTAGGGACCTTAGCTCATTAGGTAAGAGCAGCAGACTCATAATCTGTTGGTGGAGTGTTCGAATCACTCAGGTCCTACCAAACATCTGGTGTTAGTATAATGGATAATACAGCGGATTTCTACTCCGCGAATGTGGGTTCGATTCCTGCACGCCGGACCAGACAATGCGACTGTGGTGGAATGGTATACACAGCAGACTTAAAATCTGCCGCCCGTAAGGGATTGAGGGTTCAAGTCCCTCCAGTCGTACCAAATCTTAGGAGATCGAGTGATGAGTAAACTGCCAAGTTCTAGTCCTGATCGTCATACCTTCCATCTTGACGCATATCGTGCACGTCAGGAAGAAGACGGTGAAGACATCAGTGACGAATACGTGGCCATGCTGGAGCAGATTCGCTTGCAAGATCGAAACAAGTGGGAGGATCCTGAGAGACGATTCAACAACATGGAGTACGATCTTGTGACCACTGACTGGATCTTGGCCAAGACCCGTGAGTCAGAATCCTATGCACAGAATCTTTATGCTGCCTTGTGCAACAACGATTTTCAGCGCAACGATGTTTGGCCACGGCTTAACGATCAAAAATGGCACTGTAGTTGGCGCTATGCTGGCGGTGTCATTGCTGACATGCAACAAAAAGGTGATTACATCGACTGGTACTGCTCGGGCATCAACAACGGCGACTGGCAACGAACACCCGAGGAAGTGGCTGCAATGACTCCTGATCAAGAGGAACACTATCACATGATAGAGAAGTTTGTGAGTGAAGGTGTTATCACTGACGAAATTCGAGAGGACCTGTTCCGTCTGGGCTGGTTGGTGATAGATTCACTTGACAGCATACGAGAATAAATATATACTGCAAGTTAAGACTGTATGAAGTAGACAGAAAAGGATTCTGGACGGGGGTGCGAATCCCCCCAGGTCCACCATAAACACATTGGACTGGGAGTATTTTTGCAAAAAGACCTCTGGTGTGTTTATGATGGGCCTGCATAGTTTCGACAGGGTCACAAGTACGGAAATGGACAGTCCGGCAATGTAGAAGCCGTTAGGATTGGGGCAACCCGGTCGCAGAAGCAAAAAAAGTAAACGCAAACGACTCACAGTTCGCATTGGCTGCTTGAAAAAGCAACCTAGGGTAGGAAATACCTCGTAACAGAAATCACCAAAAAGGCCACTTTGGTGGTCTTTTTTCTTGACTTTTTTGTCGCAGGCATATATAATACACTATGATGACGCAAGTTGCACTCACACTCAATCTAATACCAACCAGCTATGAGCTGGCCTATGAGAGCGATTGCCGGCGAGGTCTTTGTCACTATAGTTAAAAACGTACTACATTCACAAAGACCCGCACACTAGGCGGGTTTTTTTATGGCGCTGGTAGACACAAAACCGCATCAGTGTTATACTAGAGACTAGTTAGAAACAAAGACAGTTGATCGAGACTACTTTGTATGTTCGTTAAAAATTTAATTATGGTGTACTCGGATTCAGTTCTGAGCACTATATGTAAGCACAATGCCGAACAGTCAAATTGCCTTGAACAAGCAGATGAGTGTTGTGTTTTCATATAGTGGAGCATTCGTCTATCGGTTAGGACAGTGGGTTTTCAGTCCACCAAGAGCGGTTCGATTCCGCTATGCTCTACCAAGTTTAGGACAGTTGGCCGAGTGGTTGAAGGCGACGGACTGTAAATCCGTTCTGTAAAAAGCGCAGTGGTTCAAATCCATTACTGTCCACCAAATTTAGGTGCGTTCATATAACGGTCATTATCCTGGATTGTCTATCCAGAGACGGGAGTTCGACTCTCCCACGCATCGCCAAGTTTTTGCCCCGGTGACGGAATTGGTATACGTGTTGGTCTTAGAAGCCAAATTTTAGGAGTTCGAGTCTCCTCTGGGGCACCAAATTTGCAGTTTTTGTCTGGAGTAATATTCCTGGACACGGATAAAAACAGAAATGTTCTGCGCCAAGTTATGCCCTGGACTGTGTTGCGAGTCAGATTTGAAGCTGAACGTAGACAGGTTCAATTCCTGTTAGGGGCGCCAAGTTTTGTTAGAGTGTTAGCAAGAGAAAGTCACGCTGTCTAGGTTTCTTCGAAGGACCAAAGCAGTAGAAGGTCATGGGTTCGACACCCACCCTGCGGTTCGGAACTGCAGGGGTCCATTGAGGCGACTAAACTGGACCGGTATCCCAAGTAACTTACCGACTCCCGCTCGAGCTTGTTAATTCGGGTGAATGGCAGCAATAACGTGGTGCTGCTACTTTAACAAATTCAATATGCCAGCGAGACTTGGGAGTCAGAGAGGCCTTATAGACCTTTTAGCGCCAGATTAGCGTTCTTGAGAGGGTTCAATTCCCTCCGCTGGTACCAAGTTAAGCAGATCATGTGGCGAAAAAACTCATTGACGATGGGCCCAACTGCCGGGGACCGAGACTAAATCCTGAACCGCTGACGTTGAAAAATACGAGACTGCTAGTCACAGTCGACTCATGTTCAGGAAGGTGGCAACACCTTCAAACGTATAGCAGTGGCATGATCAGCTTATTCAAATTCAGTTGACAACAAATCCAAGTTGTTGTACACTACACATAAATAAAACATCGCGGGAAGGGTCCGGTCACCGGCAGGGTCTCATAAGCCTTTGCAATCCTTGGTTCAAATCCAAGTCCCGCAACCAAACATACCATTTTTGCTGTGAGTCATAAATAACTTGCAACAAAAATTCAGTGGTTGACAACAATCACTGAATACGTTATAATAGCAACATGATGAACACAAACACTTTCGACCGCATGCATTCCGTACAGACCTTGGCGCAGCCCTGGTCACGTGCCTTTGCCTGCGGCAAAAGTATTACAGGGAATCACAGGGTCCGAGAAGGAATCAGTTGCGTGTAACAGCAGTAACTCACAAACTTCAAGGACCCTGGAACTAAAAACTCCAGGGTTTTTCTTTATGTGCAATGAGTAACGAGGACTCGGCCAGCACACTAAACCAGGCAAACGGGCGGACGGGACACATGAACGTGTGGCGATAACACACTAGTAAGACTCCTGGTCGGGGTATCAACCCCGTCATGTCCAGTAGCAATACTGGGCATTCTAAAACACACCAAGCTGGCCTGGGTTGAGATGTCGCAGATGGTGTGTTTTAGAATGTATGGGCTGTAGGTGTTGTTGGGGGCACACGGGCTTTGCAAGCCTGGAGGAACGGTTCGATCCCGTTACGGTCCACCATATGTTAATGTATCGCTAGCTCAATTGGCAGAGTTCTGGTCTCCAAAACCAGCGGTTCGGGGTTCGAATCCCTGGCGGTACGCCAAGTTTTTTGTTGGGGGTTAGTGTAGCGGTAACACTACAGACTTTGACTCTGTCATCACTGGTTCGATCCCAGTACCCTCTGCCAAAATAATGCCTGCTAGCTCAGTGGTAGAGCACCGTCTTGATAAGGCGTAGGTCCTTGGTCCGATTCCAAGGCAGGCAACCAAATATATGTTGACACTGTTGGTCAACTGCTATATAATAGCAATATTCGTTTTGGAATGGTCCCATAATGGTATTGGAGCGGCTTGCTAAGCCGTCGGTCGGTTAAACGGCTTCTCGGTTCGAGTCCGAGTCATTCCGCCAAGTTTTATTCCTCAGTAGCACAGCGGTAGTTGCGCGACACTGTTAATGTCGATGTCGGTAGTTCGATCCTACCCTGAGGAGCCAAACAAATCCATACTCTCCCTTGACGAGCAAGGTCCCTGGATTTTTCTTTTTGCCCTACTAGTACAATGGCAGTACACTGGTTTTGTAATCCTGTGATGGCAGTTCGATTCTGTCGTGGGGCACCACTTTTTATCCCGGTTGTAGTGTAATGGCAACACAGGTCCGTATACAACCAATGAAGGTTCGATTCCTTCCTCCGGGGCCACTCAATGCGTCTTTAGCTCAGCTGGATCAGAGCACTGGTTTACGAAGCCGGGGGCCGGGAGTTCGAGTCTCTCAGGACGCACCAAAAAACAGTTGACAACATTCTGCAATTGTTGTACAATCAAAACTTAAACAAAAGAGGTACTACATGAAGCGACCAGCTAAACTGTAGTGTCAACCCAGATCCCATGTCGGTCCGGAGTTGGCACTTGAAAGACAATTCACGACTGAGTATGGGATCATAGTGAAATGGTTATCACAGCAGACTTTTAATCTGCCAATTCCCGGTTCGAGTCCGGGTGGTCCTACCATTTAGTGAAATACATTAGCCTGACTGAAACGGGCATCGAGTACGTGGGGCGTGGAAGAAGGTTCGATTCCTTCATACTCAATTTCAGTGGTGTATTTCACTAAATGGTATTACCATATAAAAACACACTAGCATAGAGTGACGAGCCCGTTTAGCGGCGGGTGTTATGGGTTGCTCGAATGCCATCCTCGGGCGAGGAGCTAGCAAGGCGGTTCGACTCCGTAGTGTGTTTCTATATGGTGTAGTTAGTGTCAGCGGTCAGCACTACGGATTGTGATTCCGTCAGCATGGATTCGAATTCCATACTATACCCCAGTATCAGGTTGTGTGGCGTAGACGGATGCGCACCGGCTTCATAAGCCGAGGAGGAAGGATCGATACCTTCCACAACCACCAGTCAAAAGCGGGTGAAGTGTTTTTGGTTACACGTCTGCCTTCCAAGCAGAAATAGACGAGTTCGACTCTCGCCTCCCGCTCCATATTTTTGCATCCTTAGCTCAGGGGTAGAGCGTTTCCTTTACACGGAAAGGGTCCGCGGTTCGAAACCGTGAGGATGTACCAGGTTTTGTAGTCTTGGCCTGGAGCCAGGGTAAAAGGTGTTGCGAGAGTCGCATGCGCTGCCTGCATCATGTGAACTGATAAAGATCGAGGCGCAACTTAATCAGATTGTGTTCGGCCTACTACAAATTCAATTTTCTCGGTATGGTGAAATGGTATCACTCTTGGTTTGGGACCAAGGAGCGTAGGTTCGATTCCTGCTACCGAGACCAAGTTATGCACAGGTGGCGGAGCGGCCCAACGCAAGGGATTGCAAATCCCTAAAACCGTGAGTTCAAATCTCACCCTGTGTTCCACTCAAACGGAAAGTAATGCAGCGGGGATGGTCCTGCGACTGGCCTTGAAAACCAGGTTCTCTTAACAGGGATGGGGTTCGACTCCTCTGCTTTCCACCACAATTATAGGAGTATGATATGCCCAGTGTATTTTTAGTCAGCGACACACACTTTGGCCACATGGGTGTGTGCAAGTTTACACGCAGCGATGGTGTGACCAAATTGCGACCCTGGGACAGTGCCGAAGAAATGGACGAAGCCATGGTCCGGTCCTGGAACGAAACTGTTAGACCTTCTGACAAAGTTTATCATTTGGGTGATGTGGTGATCAATCGCAAGAGCTTGAAGACCATGGCTAGGTTGAACGGCGACAAGGTGCTGATCCGTGGCAACCATGACATCTTCCCGGACGTGGAGTATCGCGAATACTTCAGAGAACTTCGTGCATACCATGTGATGAACGGCATGATACTGAGTCATATTCCTGTACACAGTGACAGCCTGGGTCGTTTTGGTGTTAACATACACGGACATACTCACGCAAATCGTGTGAAGAAAGCTCGTGGTGTTGACGCCGAGACAGGCACAGTGTTGTACAGTGACGAAATTGATCCCCGTTATCATTGCGTATGTGTAGAACAAACCAACTTTAGACCCATCTTGTTTGAAGACGTGATCAAGCGTATTGAAGCAGAAGGTGGGTCAGTGGGTTTCCGCAATGGCAACGGACCAACCATGTGAGTTCAGGAGAGTGTGGGTTTCTTGCACTCTCCTCCAAAACAACGCCGCGGTAGCTCATCAGGTAGAGCAGCAGATTGAAAATCTGTGTGTGGCTGGTTCGAGTCCAGCTCGTGGCACCAAGTCAAGTCTCCATAGTTCAAGGGATAGAACACGTTCCTCCTAAGAATGAGATACAGGTTCAAGTCCTGTTGGAGACACCAATCTCTCCCTGACATACGGAGTACAATGTGACAAGTTGTATGTTCAGGGTCATTAGCTCAAAGGTAGAGCACTAGGTCGACATCCTAGACACAGCGGTTCGATACCGTTATGACCCACCAGCCCCTGTGGACAAATTGGTAAAGTCACTCTCCTCAAAAGGGAGTATATGTTCTCAGTTCGAATCTGAGCAGGGGCACCATTAATAAAACTGTAATAGTTTCTGAGTTAAATAGAGAGCAAATGATGAAAAAACTAAACATTGACCTGGTGGCAGAGTTCATCCGGGCACAAACTCCTGAAACAAAAATATATCTTGGCTGTGATAGCGAGCGTGTTAAAATAAATGGTGACTGGCATGCTGACTATGTGTTGGCCATTGTGGTTCACATCAATGGCAACAACGGCTGTAAACTGTTTGGCGAAGTACACCGCGAACGCGACTATGACTCTAAGCCTGGCAAGCCTGCCATGTCC